AAGGTTTGGATTTCTACTGGCACATCTAAAAGTTGCAGTAGCGACTGAACAGTGATGGTGGATTCGACTAGAGGTCGTAACAAGTTTCTGCCATGCGTTCTTTCCTTCGGATATCATTCCAAGTGCTTTGGTCAGTTCCAGTATCCTCAAAAAAGATAGGGATATATCCGTCCCAATATCTTTGAGAACGGTCTCGTCGATTACTGGTTTCCCTGAGTTGGTTATTACTGTCGGTTTCCATCCATAGTGTGTTTGTAGGATCCATGAGATGTGATCTCGTGATCGTGGGTTGCAGTCTATTAGTCGTTGAAGTTCAGCACCTTCGACGTATCCTGATGTCCCGTTAGTTCGTTTAGGAGTGAACATTGATCCTGCAACGAAAGGGAATTTGTTTCGAAGTAGTTCAGTAGTTTCTTCCAGTTCTCTTCTGAGAGTTTGTTCAAGTTGCCGTGCAGCATTTTGGTCAAAGTACCATCCATGTAATTCTTGTTGGGTTAATATTTTTGCGACTTGGTGTTCGAGTTGAACCCAGTCAGGTAGTTTTATTTCGACCATTGTTCTCCCATAGCATCTGCTATTCCTTGAAAGGTTTCACTCCTAACTTTTGCATTAGCGTTGCTATACCAAGCAGGTAATTTTCTACCGCTTTTAGTTATATGAAATTCGCCTTTGCCAACTAGTTTTGTAGGTTTTAGGTTTGGTAAATTCTTTAACCAAAGACAAGTTGTTTTTTGTTTTTCATGACCGTATTCATACGGTTGGATTATTTGGTCGGGTTTTCTGATTCGAGAAGAAATAATGCTGACTGGATTTTCCAGACATATTTGTGGAATATCTGCATCGAGCAATCTTCTTACAAAGTCCAATGCTTCCGCTTGTTCTTTTTGTTTGTATTTAAACCATCGAGCACCGCTTACTGCTAAGTGAGTACAAGGTGGGTGAGCAACCATCAAGTCGAACCCATCCGAAAGAATGTCTAAAACATTCCCTTGGTAGTGAGGTCCAGGTCGTTCAGTGGGTAGAAGATCACACGATATAGCATCACATCCGTTCTTTATAAATGCATCTCTAACTCTTCCAGAAAACTCGCACGCGACGAGTATTCTTTTCAATAATTACTCCGATAGTTTAGGTATAAAGTGTTTGATTAATTTGGTTGTTACTTTTACGTCTTGGACGCAATAGTCCTCCATCTCTTGACTCCATTGCTTCCAATCAGAAGTCTTTCCGAAGTCACCTTTGTATTCTCCTAATCGATATCCGTACGACTCAAGTGAATGACGACCATAGAGTTGCAATGGCATATGTTGCCACTGCCTCTTCTGATCGACTGCCATCATATTTGGGTGATATAACCGAGAGAGCAATAAAGTATCAATGCAATTATCTGGTGGAGTGAACCAAGAAAAGAGATTTCTGATAACTGGTAAGTCAAACCCAATAATATTGTGACCAACAATGCAGTCTGAATGTTGCAAATATTGGACTCCCTGATGTACAGGGTTAGACATGCCCTGTCCAGGACACTCGTCGTTATAGATAAAGGTGTGGTCAGTCTTCGTATCGTAGATCGCAATACAGTGGATCTGGGTTGCATCATTTAATAGTCCATTAGTCTCTAAATCAAATACGAGCATTGGTCCGCCACGAAAATGTTTTATCTATAAACTTGGCGTTCTCTATATCTTTTTGGGTAGGTGGATGGGGTTTGTTTAGTTTGCTTGTTTTAGAAATCTGCAGCGGGGTTAAAGTCGGTCTCAACTTCATGTTCTTTAAATTTACAAGTGGGTAAGTCGTATTTCAGTTCGCAGGCAACGCCCACTTCACCTGAATAGCGGTTCTTTAAAACTCTTACGGTTGTAGTACTTTCTTTATCTGAACTCTGTTGATCTCGTTCGAGTGCAACTACTGAATCACTAAGTTGAGCAATTGAATGTGACCCTCTGAGGGATGACAAAGTAACTCGTCCACCTTCCTCATGAGAGTGTTTCTCACTTGTGCTTCTCCTTAAATGGGAGACAAGGAATAAGGCAATTCCAGTTCTCTCAACAAGTGATCTCAACCGAGACATGGTTTTATCAATCATGCGACGTTCGTCTCCATCAAGACCACTCAATAAAATACTGAGGTGATCCAAGATGACGATCTTGCAATCTAATCCAGTTGCTAAATACTCAATACGGTTATAGATAATGTCGGGATCGAACGAACCGAATCCATCAAAGAGATAGAGTTTCCAGTTCGCCAAAGTCTTTTTGAATGCTTCGTCGAGTTCTTCTTTATTATGTTCTCCTAGATGCAAGTTCTTACCAACTGCTGTGGACATCAATCCAAGTGCGGTCCTTCTGTTGCTTGCTTCTAGTTCTAGTATTCCAACTGATTCACCCTTTTGAAGTAGGTCAACTGCTAGTTGACGCATAACCGACGTTTTACCACTGCCGCTCCCTGCAGTAAAAGTCAATAATTCGCCGTAGCGGATACCGTGTAATTTCTCGTTGAGTCCTTGAAATGGGTACTCATGATCAAACGGTTTTTGAGGTGTAGTAACTAGTTCAAGGAGGGATTTACCATCGACAATTCCATCAGGTCTATAGTCTGTTGCATCCCAAATTGCTTTACGGATAGCATCGCTATCTCCTGCCATGAGTGCTTCGGATGCATCCTTATATGCATTCATTCGAGCAATCTTTACTTTCCCAGGAGGTAAAACATTTGATGCTTCCTCTGCTGCTTTACGTCCTGGTTCGTCGTTATCAAAGAATAAGACTATCTCTTGGTAACCTTGGAACAAAGGTATCTGTTTTTGTATATCCTTCTTTGCCGATGCTGCACCGTGAGGTAGTGAGACCATTGCCCATCCAGGCATTGCCTCATAACAACTGGCAGCGTCTAATTCACCTTCAGTAACAACAATCCGTTTACCAGTAGTAGGAAAAAGATGCTGACCAAATAAAGTGTCAGTGGAAACTCCTTCATATTTGAATATCTTCTTCTTAGTCCTTACCTTGCATCCTTGAAGTACTCCATCGCTGCTGAAATAAGGGAAGCGTAGGAGGTCTTCGTCTCTGAAGATTTTGTAGAATGAGCAAGTTTTTTGAGATATTTTTCTCTTCGGTAGTCGTTGAGCGAAACCAGTGAGTTGGACATCATTAGTCATTGTGTAGGTGGAATTTAATTCGTCAGTGGGTGACGTACGTTTATGACAGACAAAGCAGTAGGTGTGTCCATCTGAATAGAGAGAATTTCCATCAGATGAACCACAATTTTCGCAAGGTATATGTCTTTCAAAGTCACTATCTATATGATCCATTCGAGTGGAAGGTTGTGGTATGAGCACCACAAAATCTTGTAGCGTTCACACCATTGGGCATAAGTAGTTTTTGATTTCTTAGAAATAGTCTGAAATGGATTTTGAAAGACCATTCGTAGATCGAGATCAGGGTTTTGTTTCCTGACGGTTTTAATCTTCCGTCGATCCTCTGGTCTCCAATATCCTTTCGCTTCTAAATAGATATTTTTATTAGGGAGGAAAAAGTCAGGGGTGTAGAAGTGATCGGTCTGATAATGAATTTTCGTTGCTTCATAATCATGATCAATACCTAACTCCACCATCAAGTCTGAAATTTGCTCCTCTAATCCAGAGCGAAATCCCATTAGAAGTCATCGTCATCAACTTCTTCTGCAGGAGTAGCACTTACATTTGGTTCGTGAGTTTTGAAACCTTTGCACGTACCAAATAATTCTGCGACTTCTCCTTCATCTAAATCACCTGAATCAATACCAGCACCAGATTTAACACTGATGATCTGTACTCCAGATAATTTGAGGGAAGTTCCGTAGGTCACACCATCTTTCAGGATGTATGGTTTCTGGATAAATCCAAGTTTCACCTTCGATCCTTCATAGACAGGAGTATTCACATCAGTTATTAACGTTCCTTCTGTATCTACGATTGGTGGTTTGCGATCTTCATTCCAGGAGAACTTAACCGTATATTTTCCTTTTGCCACTTCCTCCCAAGGTTCGGGACGTAGTGTTGATCTCTTTGGATTCTTTAATTTGGATTCTGCCCATTTGAGAGCATCAACTCTTTCTTCTTCCAGTTGATCAATCATGTCTTTACAGACAAGTGCTTTCAAACTGTATCCGTACTGACTTGGTTTAAGTACTGCTTGGAATCCTTCTAGAGTGACAGGATTTTTTGTTGTGTGGATAT